CAGGAGTGAAACCCCTGTTATCTGTTGTTCTAACTCCAACAACAGGTTCATCTTTTGGTACGCTTATATCTATTTTAAACATTACATATCCATCCTTGGCTCACCATCACGATAACTATCTCTTTTTAGCCTTCCCTCACCCAATACTAATAGTCGCCCCATAGCCTCATCAAACTTTTCCCTATACATTGCAAGAACATCTTGCTCACCCTTCATAAAAATATAAGCGTTTACTAAGCTACCATATAGTAAAGCCTGTTCTGCATTGTCACCTAACCATGATGTGCTAGAGGTGACAATCGAAGGTGGATCAAAATAATAGTGCAATTGAACTAAATACGTAGTGTCTGGTGTTGGAGCCACTATAAAGTTACCAGAAGAGCTTGGTGATGTTACATCCCCATCAAACTCTGAATAGTATTTTGGAAGTCCAGTCGTTGATTGGTTGGGGTATGCTTCACGCATAAAATTTACATCTTTCTCAATGAGAAAACTATAATTGTTACTACCATCGATTACAGCAAAAGAGAACGGAGCTAAGAAGTCTGAAGGTCTGGCAACATACGGATTGCTAGCAGTCATATTAGCAGTCACGTTCTTTCTAAGCTCTGGGATCATTACAGTTCTGTATATCAACTCCTCTGCCTGTCTGACAAACGTAGGTATCTCCGCAACGAAGGTTGTTTCGTTGTTTTCAGTAAAGTCCTGTATGGACTGTAATAACTCAGCGTAATTCATCTACTTATCCGTTTCTAGTAAACGCACCACCACGAGTTGCTGCACCCATGCCACGACACTTGCCGCCCATGCCCATCTTAGTAACTTTTCCGCCACTAGCTTTAAAACCCATTTTATTCCTGACTTCTGTAGGTAATTTACTTAACCCGACATTACCTGAAGGTATGTCTTTTAAACTTCCACCATCTTTTTTCTTAGGAACAAGTAGTTGATCTGCTTCTTCAGGCGGACTTACATCTATGATATCAGGACGTTTTTTTGGTCTTGGAGACTCCCTAAGTGGCCTGCGTTTTGGTTTCATAGGCTTTTTTAAATTCTTCGGGGTCTTCTTGGGGCTAGGTACTGCCATATCTTAATCCTCGTTATAAAGGTTATCAAATACTCTATTCACATCCAGTGTATAGTCTAAATCACTTTTTGAATAGTGTATATGTTGTGAGGGTCTAAAATCTGGTGCGCCTTCTCCAGTTTCAAACCAAGCGGGATGTGTTACTCGAACACGATTATTAGGGAGTGCTACCACGTTACCTGTCCACTCACCTGCATCTAGTAGCTGCATAACATGACTCTGTTTGTGTTGTGCAGGATCATCAGCTATCTCACTTTCTGCATAGTCAACAGTAAACAAATACTTTGCAGGAAACATGTTGCCGTCTATTTTTGCTAACCAAGGACATGGTGTAGCTCTGTCAAGAACGTATACAGCGTGTGTATGAGAAGAACAGTCCCAAGGCTGTGCATCATGCACTGCCATAGGTTCAGGCCAATCCTCTAGCGGCTCATCAGCTACTAAAGCGGTTATCGGCATTCTAGCCCACATCGCACCGCCGTGCACGTTCTCATCGCCCTCCTCATCAGCTTCACAACCTGTGAAGATAACTTGAAAGCTTAAACATCTGTTTGGCATTGTTGTTACCGCTATTGCCATAGCATGAAGAAATTCGCCGTGATACTGCTCGTGATTGTGAGTGTATTCACGACGAACCCAACATTTAAAATGCGGTATATTACTTTGTAAATAAGGCATTATCTACGTGTTTTACCACCCCTAGCCATGGTCTTTTTCATTTTGCCGCCAACCCTTCTTTTTACGGCCCCACCTCTAGCCATAGTTTTCTTCATTTTGCCACCGACTCTTCTTTTTACGGCTCCACCCCTAGCCATAGTTTTCTTCATTTTACCGCCAACTCTTTTTTTAGCAGTCATCTTCTTCTTTATTTTGCTGCCTTTTTTCATAGCAACGGGTTTTTTCATCCTGCCGCCACCCATCTTTTTGACAGCGCCACCTTTTCTGTAGCCTTTCTTTTTCATAGCCATTTTGATCTCCTTTAAACTATGGTTATGTTACCCACCATACTACTGTGGTTTGTGCATTGATACACTAAAGATGTATCGGAGGGTTCGTGAGGCACAATAAATTGTGTCAATCCTGTTGTAGAGTTATAGTTTTCTGTAACACCTGTCGTGAAAGCAGATCCACCATTTGATGTTCTAATCTGCAAAGGGTGACTTCCTACATTAGCCGTATTGTCGATAAGGTAGGTATGACCTTTATAAAAAGTAAAGTTTGGATTGTTTCCAGACGTAGCGCCAGGTCCAGTAAAGGTATACGCCGAAGAACCACTTGTGCCTGCTGTGTACTTAGTAACGGGGCCAGTTGTCTCGTCATTAAGTCGAATCCACACTCCTCCGTGCGCGAAATACAGTCCCCCAGTCGCATGCACATGTGCCACAGCGCCATGGTATGTAGATGCACTTGGTAAGTCACTAAGTGCACTGTAATAAAATACGATTTTATTAGCTCCAGAACTCACATCTATAACGCCGTTGGAATCTATAAGGTCGGTAAGAGTTGAGCCATTTCCAAGTGCTGCATATATCTCTGTAAAGTTAGCGTTTATCTTGGTCGCACCTGCACGAAGGGTGTCACCATTACCATCGTTTGCGCTGCTTCCTATTCCTACACTTTGTAAAGCCATGTTCTATCCCTCGTCAAATGTGTCTGTAGTAGAGTCTAAAGTTATTGCTGTGCTATCAAATTTTGGCGCTACGGTTGTAACCGATACAGTAACAGATCCTACTGCACCTGTAGCTGACACACCAGTAATTGCTTCTACCTCTGTTGTTGTTACAGATACCCTACCAACAAAAGAAGTCATAAGAGTTCCCTGACTTCCTACAGGATCAAAGCCATATAAAGCTCTGCTCTCTATAAGAGATCTGTCGGGTCTTGGATTACGCAAAGACTGAGGATCATTTATCTTTATTCTACCAAGAAAGTTTTGAGGCTGATCGGGATCAACAACATCTCTTCCAACAAGAAATCCTGTCTTAACGCCATTGTTATATTCAGGCACAAGATCTTTTAGAGGGTATCTAAACCCAGTCTTGTCGCAGAAACCAAAGGCATGTTTAGCTTTTGCGTAGCTCATTAACCACCTGCCATGAAGGTATCAAAAGGAACAAACTTAATTGACGCTGTTTCTTCGTCTTCGCCTGCTGCAAGTTGGAACTGAAACTCATACTCTTGCTTTAACGGTGCTGCTCTTGCAGCCACCTCTGGTTTCTTCATAGCTATATAATAAGCTAATCCAGAAACTAATGCAGGAACAAAGCGCGGAGGCACAGATGTAACTGTAGATCCTATACCAGAGGACAATCCGTCTATACCTTTTAACCTATAATAGAAAAGTGTATAGGTTGTTGTGCTATCTGGCACAGGCCACAGAGTTACTTTCGTTTCTGTTGGGAGCCTTTGGACGAAGATTTGGGTCGGCCTACCTTGCGTTTCTTTGTTGGTTTGTTGGGCGTAGGTTGCGACACTGACCCTTTGGAGGTTCGTATCGGTTTGGTTTGTACCTGTACCTGTGCGGATTTGGTGTTCGATGATGTCAATCGTGTCCGTAGGTAGCGTATAAGTCGCAGTACCTGCCGAAATGGATAGAGTATTAGATTCAATAGTGAAGAGATTAAGCCCACGGTTTTGCCACTCCAATGTTAAAATGTTAAGGCTCCTTCGAGCCGTTTTAAGATCATAGCCTGAACGCATTTCAAGACCTGCCCGTTCATAAGCTTCTTCAAATAATTCTGGTAGGTCTGGTGTTACTACTGCCATGATAAGTTCCTATGTAACTACACTTCTGTGTCGTTTCGTTTTCTTTGCAATTTTCTTAGGTTGAGCCACATACTGCTTGCCTGAAGCCTTGCCTGCTCGCTTTGCTCTTGATGTGGCTGCATACTCAGCAGAGCTAAGAGACTTAATAGCCGAAGAAGGGAGGTAGCGTTCACCAGTAGCATTAGGGCCTTGGGTAGAAGGCTTGCCACTTTTAGTTCGCCACTTCTGCTTTGTCCATGATTTAAGACTTTTTTGCGACTTTTTTAGCGCCATGTTGTTTCCTCAAGCTCTCCTTAGCTTTCTTTGCTATCCTTGCTTGCTCTGTTTTGCCAGACACTTTGCTTCTTTGTTCCATCACAGTCAGTATCTGTATCTTGCGAGCATAAGGTTTATTTATCCTTTTTACCTTTGCTGCCGTTGCCCTTGCATCTGCGGGCGTGGCATATTTTATTCTCACTGTATCCTTCGGGTTCTCGTCAGTATATAACCTGCGTCCAGAACCTTTTGGTTTCTTACCTGTTCCTACTCTTGGGTCTTTTCGCTTTGCCATTACCTATTATGCCTTTCAAGGTTTTAGCTTGTTTTGCGTGTAGCTTTGAAGCCTTGTTTAAACCCTTAACAATCTTTTTAACTTTACCTTTATTTGATGCTTTTAAACCCATTAGTTCTTATAGCCACCCCCTGCTTTCTTGTAGGCAGAAGCAAGCATTTGTGCTTTTCTAGCAGACCACTGCCCAGGCGCTCCACCTTTTCCACCCGCTTTAATTCTATTAAACAGCCTTTTACGCATTCCTGGTTTGGTATAGTTACCTGCTTCATTCACGCGACTTTTAGATTTCTTTTTCTTTTTAGTCTTGCCGCCTTTACCCATACGAATTATTTCGAGGTCTCTTGCGTCATCCCCTGTTGAATCAAATCCTGCTTTTTCTTCCATTCTATTACCTCTTAGTTGACTGGGCATCTGAGCACGAGAGATAGCCATCTAGCACTTCCACCTTTTTCTAGCTTGCCGTAAGCGTGAGTTTGGATTTTTAGCTGCTTTAGGAAACTTCTTCATCTGTCCTGCGGAACGAGCACAAAAAGACTTGCGACGCTTGGCGTCTTTGCTGCCCTTCTTTACCTTGCCAGTAACAGCAGTTTTTAACTTAGATCCTGGATTCTTACGACGATATGCTGCAACGCCTGCTTTAGTCATCCCCGCCCCAGATTTAGTGGGACGGAAATTCTTTTTGTTGCGTTTAGGCATTTCGCCTTTCTTTTTTACAGCCATAGCCTTCTCAGTTATAAAAAACCGTCATTGCAGTAATGTTTGTAAACACTGAAACATGTATGTCACTAACACGAACACCATCAGAAGGAATATTTACTGAGTGCAAATCAGAGGCTTTGAAATCTAGGTCTATGACCGTAGCGCCACCATTACCATCTGTAATAGTCAAGCGTGGCGACCCAGATGTTGTGAGCACCTGAATCTGTCGTATCCTAGCAGGGCCAACAGCAAGCGACCCTGTGCCAGTAACGCGTTTTGATTGTACATCTGAACGCATGCTCTATTCCTTTTTGTTTGCTGATTTAACACTCTTTTTAGGAGCCTTGCCGCCTACCCACGCCTCGTTAATATCGGGAGTAGATGGGTCATCAGCTTTTAATGTTCCGTCTGCTTTTCTAGCACGAACAGCTTTACGAGGTTTCATCGCAGTTAATTTACCCATGACTCACCTATGAAACGGCTGCGCTAAACGGAGTAGCTTCTGATCCTGTTGCTGCCTGATTTATAAGGACACGAAACTTGTTTGATGCAACATCTTGAATCTCTATGTGACCACCAAGAATACCACCTGTTGTAGTTCCATCTAGTGTGATAGTGTCACTATCTGCTGCTGTTTCAAATAT